GGCCGCTGATGTTGGCCACCTTGCCAGACTTCATCCGCCGGGTGTGTGCCTTTCGCTGGTAGGGCTTGTCCGAGAGCTTGGTAACGACTCGCTCCTTCGTGCCGAACTCCAGCCACCACTGATGAAAGCCCCGCTCCTTGCCAATCCGCACGCTGCCAGCGGTGGCGGTGCCACGCTCTCGTTGCGACTGCCGGTAGCCAATCAGGCCCACGGCCGCCCCGTCCTTCGGGTACTTCACCGTCTTGTAGTGGGCGGCCCGCTTGAGATTGCCGGTGGGGCCGACGGGCGTGACTTCCCGCAGCCGCAGGTACGCCGGCCAGATGGCTTTCTCCAGCGCCGCCTCCAGCGTTGCGGCAAGCCCGGCACGGCCGTCTTGGCCGAACAGGTTCCGCAGCTGCTCGGTCTTTTGCTTCAGGTCGGTGGAGTCCACCGTGATCGAGATGAAGGCCACTAGATCGCCTCCTGGCACAGCAGCTCGTGCTCGGTGCGGTTGCCGTGCTCGAGGATGCTGACGATCTCCAGCGTGCGGCCACGCCACTGCAGACGCATCTGCTGCGTGAGTCCGGTGAGATACCGCATCCGCACCCGGTGGCTAGCCTCGGTCTGCTGCTGGCCCTGCAGGAAGAACTCCCGGGCCGAGATGCCCTCGACGCTGGCCCAACGCTCAGCGAAGGTGCCCCACGTCTGCGTAGCCTCGCCCATCGGCGTGCGGCTGTCCGTGGCCTGCTGCACCGTCACACGCTCTCTGAGCCGGCCGGAGTCCATCAGTCTGGCCCCCACATGATGAGCGTGTAGGTGCCGGTGCCAGCACCAGCCACCAGCTGCGGCACGGGTTCGCTGTCAGCCATCTGCGTCACGGCCACCTCGCCGTTGGACGAAATGAGCCGCCACGCATTGTCGCCACCATCATTCAGCGTGCGGCGGCTAGAGCCACTCCACGCAAAGGCCAGCTTCAGCGGCGAGCCCAGCGACACAAGCGAGCCGGCGGCGTTGCGGTACGTGCCGAAGTTGATGGACACGCTCGAGGTTCCAGCCGTGCCGGTGACGGCCACGACTTCGCCAGACGTGTACCCGGTGACGGACTGCAACGACTGCACCTTCAGCCTGGCCGTTCCAGACGTGTCGTGAAAGAGGGCGTCAACAGTGATGCGGCCGTCGATGCTCATGAGCCAAGCACGATGATGGTGTAGCCCGACACGCCGCTGCGAGACGCAATCGTCGGCAGGTACTCAGTGCCAGCGTCGAGGTTGAACAGGTTCAGGACGGCGATGTCGCCCTCAAACAAAGTCGTCTCCAGTTGGTTTGCAAGTTCGGCGTCCCAGCGATAGAACGACAGTTCGCCAGACTCTGCCTTTACGACGGCCCGGTTGATCGCAACGAACGACACAAGGTTGCCGTCAGGGTCGCGGTACGATGTCGGCTGCAACGCAAGCGGCGTCGGGCTTTCGCCAACGGTGCCAGCGAGGATCGCCACCTTGCCCGCCGTGTACTCGTCTGACTGAGCCAGCGACAGGACGTTGATGCCTGCGTTGGTCTTGTCGTGAAACAAGGCGTCCACGTTGATCCGGCCTTCGATGCTCACGTGTATGACCCCCACGAAACGGTGTCGAGCAGCCGCATCGCCGCCTCGGGCATCGCCGCGTTGCCACGCTTCTCGTAGAGTTCGTGGACGCACATCAGCATCGCGTTCTTGACCCGCTGCGGCACGCTGGCCGGGTCGCCGTAGCCCGCCCACCACGTGACCGTGACCGAGTTCTTGTCGATGAGATGGCTCGGCCACGAGCCCGCGTAGGTGTTGCGGATGACGCCCGGCGTCGAGTTCCGATCCACCCGATACTCCGACGCCGAGAGCGTGGCGGTGCCGCCAGCCTCGCCCGTCACGAACGTGACGCTCACGGCGGTCGCCGTGCCGACAGCGGCCATCGGGGGACGCGGGAGTTCGATCTCGTTGGGGAACGTGTCGAGCGTCATCGTCAGCCGCTGCGTGACGAGCGAGCGGTCGATATAGTCCTCGACCCACTCACGCGATGCCGTGATGTAGCCTTGGATCAGCGAGTCGTCGGCGGTGTGATCAACGCGGCAGTGGGCCTTCGCCTCGGCGAGCGTGATCGGCTCGGTCGCCGGGGCGTCGATCCTGCGGAGGCTGCGGTAGCGTCTCACTGGCGTCGTCTCCGTGGCGTTACATCGGCCCGCTCGGCCACCGGCTCGACGCTCGCCGTCTCGATCAGTCGCTGCTGCGTGTCCCGCACCTCGGTCGCGTAGGCCCACGCGATCAACGACTGTGCCTGCTGCTCAGGCAACTCGACGATCTCGCCGGGCTTGTAGGAGCCGTGGGCCTTCGCCATCCGTATCTTCATCGCTCACCCCACCTTCCATGCAGATTCGGGCGGCTTCCTCGTCTCCTGCCACTCGTTGCAGTATTGGAACACCGGCTTGCCGAGGTCTTGGCTGGGCCACGTGATGACGTACTCGCCGTGGCCGATGGGCACCCGTGGCGTGACGTAGAGCCGGTTGCCGCTGGCCTTGAACTGCCTCCAGAACGCGATGTCGGAATCGGTTCTGCCGTCGCCCCAACTGCCGGCCGGGTCGGGCTGCTCGTGAAACCACGGCTTCTTCATGCGCCGCAGAGCGGCGGTCGAGATGATCGTGCAGCCGAAGTGGGCGGTGTCCACCTGCTGCACGGGATGGCTAAACCACTCGCCCGGCACTCGCGTCACGCCGTCCTCGGGCGGGTTGTCGAGCGTGTCGAGCAGCGTGAGCATCGGCCTGCCGTCCTCCCGCTTGGTCTGGAGCGGGGCGAGAGCATCGCACTGGAACGTCATCGCGAGGGCGAACAGATGCTCGATGTTCTCCTTCGACACGAACGAATCCATGTCGAGCGTGATGATGTACTCCGTGGTCGGCTCAAACTTCTCCATCATCCGCGTCAGGACTTGGCTCCAGAACGCACCCTGCCCGAGCGTCGGGCGGATGTGCAGCGGCATCATCGCCTCGATAAAACCGAACACGTTGATGAGCGGGCCGAATCGCGGGCCTGACAGCACGGCCTCGCAGCGGATGTCCACCGAAGAATCGCCGACCTTGACCAGCATGGGTTTGCTTTCCAGAAAAAGAGAAACGGCGGGGGAGGCCAACGCCTTCCCCGCCGTTCATCGTGCTGGCCTTGTCAAGCGATCAGCCGACGGCCTGCGTGTTGACGCCCTTGTCGGTGGCAGTCATCGGCCCGGCCTCGCCCTTGCCGAGACGGCAGGTCGTGACGACGCCGCAGGTCGAGGCGGGGGTGGCGAAAACCGTCAGGTATCGCCGCTTGCCACGGAGGTCGATGTCGAAGCGATGGGCATAGCCCACGCCCGCCGTCGCCGTGACACCGGCAGCGACCGTGAAGTCGGTGCCAGCGACGAACCCGCTGATGTCCGCCTGCCCGCTGCCGCTCGCGTCGCTCTGCGCGACCCGCAGCACCCGAGCCGCCGTGGTCGGGCCGGTGGCCGAAGTAAACGGCGAGAACAGAACGTCGATGGACGCGAAGCTGAAGCCGAGGGTGTCGATCTCCAGCGAGTGGGTCGCGGTCAGGGCCACCGACGTTTCGGCCTTGCTGACGCTCTTGGAAGCAGCAACGAAGTTCATGGGAACAGGTTCTCCTAGTGAGAGAGGTCAGGATCAGCCGAACTTGAGGGCCACAACAGGACCGGCCTTGGTCGTGCTGCCGATGTCGTTCACGATCATCGCGTTCCGCGTGGTCGCGAAGGTGAGCGTCTGGTCGAACTCGATGTACCGCTCGCTGGCGGTCTTGATCGAGATGGCCCGCCGCTCGCCGAAGATCGCGGCCTGCGACAGATCGCCGAACATGGCCGCCACCGCGCCGGTCGTGCCGGTGAGGCGGGACTCCATCGGCTGCACCAGCGTGACAGGGTAGCCGAGGAACGTCTCGCCGAAACCGGCGGCGACGTTGTCGGTGCTGTTCCCGCCCGCGTTGGACGAGCCACCGGGCAGCATGGCGAGCCGCAGCATCGCGGCACCCCAGCCAGCCGGGGAGATGTACCACCGGGCGTTCCGGTTGCGGGCGTACAGCGGGAGCCGGGCGAGAAGGTCGGTGAAGTTCTTCATCGTCAGGTCGCCGAAGGTCGTGTTGCTCGTGGCAGTCACGACGCTCGCCGAATAGGCCGACTGAAGAATCTTCGTGCAGATGCCGGTCGTGCCGTGGTAGGCCAGCGTGCCGTCACCGATGAAGCCCGCGTTGTCGAACGCCTCGCTGAACGCCTGCGCCGTCTCGACGGCCATGGCATCGGCGAGGTCGATCACCGAGTCCTCCAGCAGCGAGTTCGGGGTGCGGTTCGCCACGCCCCAAATCTTCGCGTTGAGTTCGACGTTGTCGAACGTGACATCGCTCTGCGTGACCTCGACGTTCTCGCCGACCGGGCGGGCCGTGAGGCCGCCGGTGCGACGGGCGTAGACGAGCGTGTCGGAGTTCATGTTGACCCGCTTGGCCTGCTGCGGGAACACGCCGAACTCCTCGACCAGCCGGATGATCTCCGTGCTGAGTTCGGGGCTGGTGAGGACACCGCCGAGAGTGTTGATGCCACCGGCCTGAGCCCGGCTCTCGACACCGTGATCGTTGCACCACCGACGGGCCTCGGCATCGCCGAACACGTAGCCCTTGATGTGCATCCCGGCCCGGTAGGCCCGCTCGGACGCATCGGGGCCGCTGAACGCCTTGAGGGGGCCGTGCGACTTCGGCACGGCGTAGTGACGCTTCTCCACGGTCGTCTCCTTCGTCTCGGTGGCCTCGATCACCTTGGCGGGAGCCGAACGCTCCAGCACGGCACGCAGTTCGACTTCCTTCGCCTGCACCCGCTGCAAGAACTCGATCCGCTCGCGGAGCTTGTCGGCCCGCTGCTCCAGCGACCGCAGCGAGGCTTCCTGCTCCTCGGACATCGGGGCGTCGTCGCCCTCGGGGGCACCTTCGGTCATCGTCTCCATCTCGGCGACGACAGCGGCGAGTTCGTCGAGCAGTGCCTTGATCTTGTCCACGGCGGAATCTCCTAGTGCGATTCGTGGCGACGCGGACGCATCGCCTAAGATCGAAACTAGGGGTCGCCACCCGCACCCATGCAGAGGCGAGGTCGCGGAGAGTAAAAGACTCAGGCGACCTTCACTCGCCGAATCTCAGTCGCAGGCAGCACGTGCTTGTCGGTCGCGCCGCAGCAACGGCATCGCAGATACCGAATCTGGTACTCGCCCTGCTGCTGACTCGACGCGACGAGCAGCCTGCCGTCGCGGCACTTCGGGCACGGGTCGCCCGTCTTAGCGGCCATGCTTTTTGAGGTACTCGCGGAGTTCGGACGCCTTCGCCGTCGCGGCGTAGGACTTGACGGTACGCGACCGCACGAAGGCGTCGTAGGATCGCTTCGCCACCTTGGCATCGGCGTCGGGGTACGCGGGAAACGTGACCGGGCCAACGTCGATCAGCGTGTCGATGCGGGTCACGGTGCGGATCGAGCGGCCTTCCTCGACGCTCCACGCCTCGCCGCCGGGGGCGATCTGGAACGAGAACGAACTGCCACGCACGATGCCCGCCTCGATGTTGGCGGCGAGGTCGCGGCCGTAGGTGGTGTCGGGCACCGGGAACTCGTACCGCAGGCCAACGTCATCGACCGACATCGACAGCGTGCCGGGGTAGCGGGCGAGCGGGAAGTTGGCGTCGTGGTTCCACAGAGCCCGCGTCTCCAGCGGCTTCTTGCGGCCACGCCGCTCCGCGACGATGCCGAAGGCGTCGGGGTGGATGCGCTCGATGAACTCGCCGTCCAACTCCAGCGAGTTGACGCCGAACTTGGCGGCGTAGCCGACGATCCACCGCTGCTCGGTCGCGTCGTCCTGCGACCGCGACTCGATGCGGAGCAGGGGGAGGGTGCCGGATTCTTCTTCGTAGAGGCTGCGTCGTTCGATCATGCTGCGGTTCTCCTCGTCTGCGGCGTTCATCTGCTCGACCAGTTTTCGACTCCATGCCCAACCCGCGTCGGAGCCCCACAAGGCCCACGCGATTCGCCCGTTGCTCGGGAACCCCGGCTCGCCGGGGCTCCATCCCTCGCCCTTCTTGTCCACCTCGTGTCGGTCGAAATACGCCTTCATGCGGCGTGCGGTCTGCGGGCTGATCGTCGTGCCGTTGGAGAGGTCGCGGGCGCGGGCGATGCCGACCGCCGTGCCGCCACGCCCGAACTCACTTCGCCAATCGAGCCCCTTCTGTGCCTCCTTCCTCACGCCCGCCGGGGGCGTGAAGTCGATGTGGTCGTACTTAGCCACGCTTCCGCCTCCGCGACTTCGTCGGCTCAGGCAGGGCGTCGATCTTCGTGAGCGTGCTGACCTTGTGGCCGACCTTCGTGTCGGTTGCACGCCAGCCGCCGCTGACCTTCTCGTAGAGCGTGATCAGCGCGGCGGGGTCGTCCTCGCTGGCCTCGATCTTGAAGTCAGTGCCGGGAACGTCGAGCGTGCCGTAGTCCATCACGTGATCAATGCGGCCGCGAGCGCGGCCGCCGGATGATCCCCACGACACGAAGTCGCCCTCGGCCACCGTGCCGGGAGCGGCTCGTGACTCAGCGGTCTTGATCGTCTGCGGCGAGTCGTCCACCCACACATCAACGTCGATGCCAGCCGCCTCGGCGGCGTCGGCCTTGAGCGTGTCGCCGCCAACGAGCAGCACCTGCGAGAACGACTCGGCGTAGTCGCCGAGAGATGAGATCACCTCCTCTCGATCTTCCTCGGGACGACGCGAGATCATCACGACCGTGTTGCCATCCGCGACCGACTTGCGGGCGAACTCGCCCCACAACTTCGGGTCGGCTGCGAACGTGCGGTCGAAGTCGATGCTAATGGTCATGGCCCGTGCCTCGGGCAGCGAGCGACCGACGGGAGCCGGTAGCGGCGGCGGGGCAGCGGCGGGGCGGTCTGCGACCCCGGCCAGAATCGCCGCAATCTGTGCGGTGTTCATGCTCGGGAACGCGGCAGCGATCATCGCCGCCGCACCGTCCTTGCTCACGAGGCCATCGACCACCGACTGAATGATCGCGATGAGGCCGGTGATCTGCGCTCCGTTGAGCGAGATGTCCGCGACCTGCGGTTCCTCGGGCTGGGCCGGTGCGGCAGGCTCGGCAGGCTCGTCTCCAGCCGCTGCCGCCACGCCGCCCTCGACGGCCTGACCGTCGATGCCGCTGCCGGGCTGCTGCTGGGCCAGAACGTCCTCGACCGACGGAGGCGCACCGAGAGCCCCCATGTTCAGCGGGCGGTAGCGTTCGTCGCCGCCATCGACGGGGTCGAGGTTCTCGCTGGCTCGGATGTCGTTCGTGCTGACCACGCCGATGTCCCACATCGCCCGGTTGAACGCGGCCCGGCTCGTGGAGTCGCCACGCAGCAGGCCACGCACATCGAACTCGATGAGGTAGCGGTCGTCGTCTCCGAGCAGGTCGCGCATCATCGCCGTCTCGATGCGGCGAAGCAGCGGCACGATGGTGTGCGTCACGAACTCGATCTCGGCCTGCGGCGTGCTGGGCTCAAGGCCGAGCAGGTAGCCGGGAACGCGAAAGAGTCGTGCGATCTCGCGCAACTGGTAGA